TACTGCCGAGGTATGAGGATGAGGAGGAGATAGAGCTGAGAGGAGACCTGAACCTAACCCAACTGGAATAGCAAACGGATAAAATATAATATGTATACAGGATAGACATTATCATTATATCCCTGCACTATATCCTGTTGAAATGCGACTGTTTGGAGGACATATGATAGAAGACGATAGCAGTTTCTTGGACAAAGGAGACTTCATCAAGGAGAAGGTAGCGGGTAAGCATAGCCCAGACAAGATACGGCTACCGAAGGATCATCCTTACTACCGTATGACCAGCAGAGGCTATGTGTATAAGGCCAGGCTGAACATGGCTGAGCATCTGGGTAGGTGTATTGGTAGCGATGAGTACATATACTACAAGGATGGCAACTGCTTCAATGAGGAGATAAGTAACCTCCACCTGTGCTCACATAAGGAGCTCAACTGCCTCAACTACATACGGCAGATTGAGATGAGGATAGAAAGGCTTACCTCCTATAGGGAAGCACTGCTGCATAGGCTTGGAGACATCCAACTGAACAATCCTCCATGTAGATGTAACAGATGCCGTCAGAGTCTGGATGCTAGACAAGCCAGATACAGGATGTCTCAGTAGTATATGATAATACAATATGTATTATAAGGTATACATATTATATTTTATCCATAGCATACCAGTCCATCCCTGTTATTGACACCTTGTTACTTGTGTGATATAATAAGGATTGTCATGGTGAGAATTGTGGGTTGGAACTGATGGAGATAGCAAACATGGAGGTGAGTAAATTGGTAACGTAGTTGTAGTAGTCCTGCTAGTGGGGATAGTCGTAGTCCCATTCCTAGTCGTAAAAGTAATGTATAGTGAGAGGAGAAACAAGAAGTGACATGATGAAGATACTGATAGAGGACACAGATGAAGGCCCTAAGGTCATAGTGACTGCTGACCTGTACGATGATAACTCGTACAAGGCGGCTGAAGTAGCCAGGGCCTATAACCTCATCAAGGAATCGCTGGACAAAGCAGCAGCAAAGAAGGAGGAATAATGTCAGAAGAAGCAACAAAGATAACTACCCGAAACCTAATTGACGCAGACATAGGGCCACTGAGGAGATTCACTGGATTGCTGGACAGCTTCACGACAGAGCCACAGACCTTTGGCGAAGGAGTCTCAGCCAGGCAGTCCACCAGAATCACGCTGAACTTCAGCGATCTGGAAGTGCTGGAGACAATCGAGCCGTACCACTTCCCGATCTTCACAGTCAGCATGACTATGTCCAACAGGAAGAAGAGCCGCTGGGGAGTGTACGGCGAGTCCCTGAACAGCATCCTTGACAGCCAGTACACGGAGGAGCAGCTGAACCCTACCAGTCCTGAGTACATCAAGCCGCAGGAAAGAATGGACATATCAGACTGCCTGAAGAAGAGGATGGGACTGGTCATGGCAGATGGAGAGGCAGGCAGGCCAGAGTCCCCCATGCTGTTTGACGGCAGGACTAATGCGGACAGGCCGACTCCCACCTGGATGGTGTATGAGGTAGAAGGAGTGGGAGTAGCTGGTGGAGGCGTCAGTGCGAGGGACATAGCGGAGAGTCTGCTGAACGGAAGGACACTGGCGGACTTCAACAAGGCGGCGCTGGCTAACCCTATCATCAGGAATGACACGGCGCTGCTGCAGGCTATCTCCATGCCTGCCACCGCAGCAGGATCCTTCGCCAATGTGCTAGTGAAGGCTGGCAGATTCACCAAGGATGCACAAGGAGTGTATCAGAAGGTAGGTGATTAGTCCTGCTACCTGTCTCCTGAGGAACCTAGGGAGGTAGCCTCATTAGCAGGACTTTCACATATTACGGTGAGGTCAGAGAATCGACCCTCTGGCCTCACCGATCAGTAAGGATAAGGTAATGATAACAGATTTCATGGATGTAGAGGAGTTTGAGGCAGCCGCTAGGCAGGATCAGATCCACACAGCATGGATGGAGGCAAAGGATATACATGAAGAGATGCGACAACGGAGAGCTGAAGAGGAAGGTACTGAATCATCTGGCCGACTTGTACCATATCAAGGAGGTAAGAGAGCCGAATCATCTTAGCAGTTATGTCTACTGCAGGACGAAGGGGTTTCTAGATCAGAAGCAGGCAACAGAACCTAACGATGAAGAGGTGATGTTGTTTGCTTTGGGCTATGGACTGCAGGATGTACTGACGCCCAAGGATGCGGATGCTCCTCTTATCAACAAGCACGGTATCATATACAGGCCAGATATGATACTGTCATACAGGCAGAACGAGATCAAGACCACAAGGAAGTCAGCCAAGAACCATTATCTGGACGAGTACATTCCAAAGACTTGGCTAGACTATATGATGGGCGGCTGCTACATGATGGAGACGAGTGAGTATGATCTCATCGTGCTGTACCTGATGGGCAGTTACAGTCCACCGTTTCCTCAGCTGTACTGCGATACGTTCTACTTTGATGAGGGAGAGATAGAGGACAACTGGCAGAAGTTGTTAGCAAGGAAGGAAGTGCTAGATGTGGCGTTGGATACAGGCGTACCGCCAGTTCCGTTTGCTCACTGCTACGACTGGGAGTGCAAGTTCTGCCGATTCTCATTGATCTGCAACACACTAGCAAATGCTATGGGAGTAGATAATAAGATGCTAGAGGAGGATCAGAAACAATGGCAATAGATGAGTACATGGGAATAGTAGCCGTCTGTGGGGACGAAGGCACAGGCAAGACCACGATGGCACTCACCTTCCCGAAGCCGATCAGGCACTTCGATACTGATGTAGGAGGATATAGGAGAGCTGCTTGGAGACTGGATATGGATGGTATAGTATCCAAGAGCTATCCTAAGCCGATACAGGTGGAGAAGATGCTGGGTCAGATGGGCAGTCCATCCACTCGGGTGATAGTGCCAAAGAAGGTGGAGGGTATGAAGGAGCTGTGGCAGAGGATAGTGCAGGACTTTGTTGATGCCTGCATGGATGATGAGATCAGGACGATAGTGATAGATTCGGCTACAGCCTTGTGGAATATCTGCCATCAGAGCCATCTGCAGGAGTTGCAGGAGCGGCAGGTAGCGCAGTGGAAGACAAGGAATCCTCGGACTCCATTCGATGAGAATGAGTTTCGGGAGAAGCTGATGCCTATTGAGTACGGGCCTGCCAATGAGAAGATGAGGTCAGTGCTGCATACTACCAGAAGCTACCAGAAGAATCTAGTGCTGACTCATTACCCTGCGGATGAGTACGGCACTATACCTGACAGCAAAGGAAACATGGTAGAAGGGAAGACTGGTAGGCAGGTACTGGATGGGTTCAAGGAGACGGTGAAGTTGTCTGATCTGGTAGTGTGGGTAAGTGTGAAGGAGACTATGACGGCAGGATTGAAGGAGAAGCAGCCTGTTGCAAAGATAGCTAAGTGCGGACTGGAAGGCATGGGACTGGGTGCGGTAGGATTGGAAGTGCCAGCATCGTATGAGGCGGTAGTGAACTTGCAGAGGATGATGAGAGGAGAGGAATGAGCTGCAAAAGGTGTGGGCGATCTTACCCTGAAGAGAACATGGACGATACACTGGAAGTCTGCCAGTGGTGCGCTGCTGACATGGTTTGGGAAATGATAGAGATGAGAGACATAGAGACGGAGGCCAAGTGAGCAAGGGAGACGTGATGTTTGTAGTCGGAGTGGTAGCATACCTCTGCATCTGGATAATCATCTTGTCAGTAATAATCAAGGGGTGCAACTGATATGCCAGTACTATATGTAGATGCTAATCCTCGGTGTGTAGCTTATGTGCTGGAGAATGGAGGCAGTGGGTATCAGGATCTGCCAGAGGGACTCAGCAGCATGGAAGCGGAATATCTGGCAGTATCATACGGACTGAATGAGTACTTCATGAAGTGGAATAGGGAGCTGGATGCAAGGTACAGTGATCTGGATGCAGAGCAGCTGAGGGCAGTAGGTGATGTGGAGTTTGCGGATATAGCTTCTCCAGCAGACAGGACGAAGAGACCGCTGCCGCCACCTGTGCTGGTGTGCTGCGATAATGAAGTGGTAGTGAAGCAGCTCAGCCGACAGTATCATATAGGGAATGAGAGGCTGAGGAAGCTGGCACAGCAGGTCTGGCAGCAGTGTCAGAATGTAGATGTTAAGTTCCAGTGGGTCAGTAGGAATGAGAATCCTGCTGGCAAGATGCTTAAGTAAAGGAGGAATCATGATTATAGACAAGGAGAACAACCGCATACTGATTGAGCCGAGGGATATTAACTATATCCTTCCAGCCTATGTGAGGCAGTATCTGTTTCACACAAGGAATCAGAAGCTGGAAGCTATAGTGTTCCCTATGTTCGAGTCAGTACCGCACCCAGTGGACTACACTGCTGTACCGATAGAGTGGATAGCGTCGACTGATCCAGTTGCTATCAGTATCATCGAAGATGGGAAGGATGTGGGAGAGGTTACAGCGGATGTGGAGGCTGAGATAGACAGATTGGAGGATCAGGTCAAGGAAGCTAAGGCAGCTCTCGAATCGATTGGAGGGGAGGAGGATGGGATGGGGTCTCAGCTGCAAACTGAGATAGCTACTAGCGAGTCCGCTGCTATCGACGACTCGAAGGCAGCACCGCCGAAGTCCAAGGCTAAGCTTGCCTCCGAGCGGATGGCAGCCAGGCAACCCAAGATGCCGCCAGGCGGAGACATCGGTGCAGGCTCACCAAGCGACCTGTCCGCAAGGGATGTGAGGCTGGAGAAGCAGATCCGACAGGACTTGAGGGATGAGCCGACAGTAAGTGAGGCGGAGGAGAAGGAGTATTGATGATTACAATTGACAGAATGAGCCTACCGCCCATCTACACGCCGCAGATTGGCGACATACTGGTAATCACTGAGATCACAGGCGGTAATGGCAGATGGACATGGAAGGTTGCAAAGGCTAACGTAGTCCCCAAGGAATTGATTGCGTGGCTTCTGAAGAGGCTCAGCCCCAATGACGCTGCGGACTTTATGCTATGGTGTTCTACAGGTAAGCCGCTATGATCTTAATAGATGTATCCGAACCTGACAGCATCGCTGACCTGATACAGCAAGGCATCCCGACTACTAAATCTCCGTTGAATCAGAACAAGATAGCCGACTACTTCTTCGGCAACTACGAAGGCAAGCGGATACAGTTCAACCGAGTGCAGGCTGGAGAACTCATCGGAGACATCGACTCAATGGAGGATGAGCTGAAGAGATACTACAACTCCGCCGATGAGTCCAACATGATTATAGAAGGGCTGATGAGCCCAGTCAAGCTGTATATGAAGTCAGGATCAGCAGACGTCTCCGACCATAGCAGTATCAGATCAGCCAGCACCCGAGACCTTGGAGCAAAGATATTCTCCTATCAAGTCCAGCCGTCAGGATACATAGAGAGAGGACATAGCTTCTCCACAGCAAGGGTATCTGAGATCTACACTTGGATTTACAGATTGGACAAGTTAGGCATCAGCACCTTCCTCACCAACAACTGGGAGGAAACAGCCCGCTTCCTCATGGTAGTGTATAGGAATGAGCAGAAGCCGCCTGAGGCCCATACTACCTTCCAGCGGATATACAGGCCGAAGATCCACATCAAGACTGAAAAGGACATGACGGTAGCAGAAGCCGAGGAGCATAGATTTATCAAGTCGTTGCTGTTCCTATCCAGTGCGTATCAGCTAGGCATCGGGGAAGTTAAGGCTAGAGCAATAGCTGATGCGTTCTGCAATATGCTGGACTTAGCCACAGCAGGTGTGTCAGAGCTGGCAGGAGTCAGTGGGATAGGAGACAGGGCAGCAAGGAAGATACTATCATCCTTAGGGAGGAATATATGAGACTGCAAGATATAACCGCAGCAGACTGTGGCAAGGTTGTAGACTTGGAGTGTGGAAATGCAAGAGGAGGAAGGTACAAGATATCCGTCAAGATAGCAGCAATCATCATAGGGCCGAGGGGAAGGTTGGTGCTATACGAGCCAGAATGGAAGGCGGATGAGAAGGAACAAAGGGCGTTATCAAGGAAACAGCATAAAGCCATAGTAGGATTCATGAAGGAGCAGAAGCATGGATAAGAAGTTTGCACCAGAATATTCGCGGACTGATGAAGGCTGGGTGAGGTTTCCTTCTGACGCACAGTACCGCAAAGGTATGTTCCCAGAGGAAGTGAACAAGCACCCTGCCAAGGCCAATGTATATCTCATCCAGTCCATCATTGAGTATGTGTCAGAGGAAGGCCAGACCCTCCTTGATCCTATGGGAGGCACAGGCACACTGATGGTAGGTGCATTAGTAGGCCGTGAGGTCATCTGTGTGGAGATCAGCGAATACTTCCACGGACTGCAGGTGAGGGCATTGGAAGCGCTGGAGAGGATAGCACCAGGCATCAGCGAGCACATCATGCTAGTGAACCTGCCGTGTCAGCAGTACCTACCCATACCTGACCTAGCAGACCACATCATATTCAGTCCGCCTTATGCTAGCATCATGAAGGTTGGGGAGAAGCAGGGTAAGCTGCAGACAGAATTCCTCGGAGATATAGCATATGAGTACAGCAACAACCCGCTGAATCTCGGCCTGATGAATGATTTTATCTGGGGACAGGAGCTGGAGAAGATATATGCTAAGTGCTTCAAGACACTGAAGGTCGGCGGCACTATGTCGGTGATAGTGAAGGATCATTATGAGAAGCAGAAGGACGGAGTGAGGAAGCGGATACCACTGTCGCAGGCGGCTAGGGATGCCTGCATCCGAGCAGGATTCAAGGATCACAGCTGGCATAAGTGGGCAGCACCTGGATCAGCGTTCACTAATATCTACCGCAGCAGAGGGTGGGATGTTGTAGAGGATGAAGATATAGTCATAATGCAGAAGGAGGCATGATGGTTGAGACAAAGCAGCACAGACTTAAGCGGCAACGGAGAGCTAAGCAGAAGGCTAAGGAAAACCGTGAGCATAGAAATGCTCTCAATAAGGAGGGAATGTGAGCAGACCTAACTGGGACGACTACTTCTTGGACATCGCACTGATGGTAGCGAGGAGATCCACCTGCAGCAGGGCGTCAGTAGGGGCAGTGATAGTCAAGGACAACTGTATCCTCTCAACTGGCTACAATGGGTCTCCGACAGGTCAGCCGCACTGCACAGATGTGGGCTGCACTATCCTCAATGACCACTGTGTGAATACTCTCCATGCGGAGGCTAATGCTATCAGCTTCGCCAAGGTGCAGGAGATAGACCTAAGAGGATCCACCCTGTATTACTGGGATAGCAAGCATAGGAAGGCGGATAGCGTAGCCGACCTGAAGTCCCACTGCCAAGCTTGTGGGCATCTGGCTGAGATAGTTGGCATCAGCAGAGTGGTAGGAAGGTAAGGTAGCAGTTGATAACATACTATGGCAAGGACGGGCAGAAGGACAAAGACTACATCCTCAACCTAATCAACAGTCCGCCAGAAGCGATAGCAATAGACATCGAGACTCCTACTACCACCGAGCGGATGCCGCTTGGGTTTGCTATTGCATTCTCACCAGATGAGGCTGTGTACTTCCAAGTATATCCTGAGCCGCCGAGGGAGTTGGAACTCATCAAGCCACTGCTAGCTAGGGCAGACATATGTAAGATCGCCCACTATGCCCTGTTTGACTTTGCAGTGCTGCCACTCATTCCTGAGCTGGCAGGCTTTGACCGCAGCAATCTGTTTGATACTAATACAGCGGCCAGACTGATCGGCAGGGTAGAGACATCGCTAGAAATGCTAGCACCAGAAGTCGGTATGGCAGCAGAGCCAGCCAAGGCATTTATGGCTAGGCACAGAGCCAAGACCATGATGGATGCTCCGCCAGAGGAAGTGGCCAACAAGTGCCAGATGGATGCTAGGGTAGCATATGCCTTGTATCTCCGCTATAAGCCTTTCATCGAGTCGAATTATAAGGAGTACTTCAAGGTGGAGACAGCTGTTGTGTCTGTGCTGATAGACCTCAGCATGAGAGGGATAGCTATAGACCAGCGGGCAAGGGCAGAGATGGAGGCTAAGACACAGGATGAGGTGGAGTTCTACAGGCGGCTACTGCTAGAGGCAGGTATAGAGAAGCCAGGCAGCCCACAGCAGATTGGCTACATCCTTGGCAAGCGTGGCAACTTCCTCCCGCTTACACAGAGCAAGAGGCAGCTGGCAACTGATGAGGCCAACCTGCAGTTCCTTGACGATCCTGTGGCTCAGGCGGTGTTAGAGTATAGAGGGAAGAGCAAGCTGCTCAACACCTACCTGGAGCCTATGGCAAGGATGGATAGGTTCTACACCGAGTTCTACCTTGACACGGCGGTAGGCAGGCTGAACAGCAAGAACCGCAACATTCAGAACATCCCACCGAACTGTAGGCATATTCTCCTGCCTGATAGCGGCTGCTTCACCAGCCTGGACTATCGGATGGAGCATATGTATATTCTGGCTCATATGTCTGGGGATAGGGATATGCTGAGGATCCTCTATGACCCAGATCCTGCGAAGAATGATCTCCACCAGCACACAGCAGACAAGATGCGTATTACGAGGAAGCTGGCCAAGACAGTCAACTACGCCATGCCTTATGGAGGCACAGCCAAGACGCTGTCTGAAAACGCAAGGATTAAGGACAAGAGGCTATGTAGCCGCCTCCTCGACGAGTGGTTCAAGACTTATCCTGGTGCTGCCGACTGGATAAACAATGCTAAGAGGATAGGAGTGAGAGAAGGATGGTCTCTGCCTACCTTGTTCGGCAGGAGGATAGTGATACCTGAGGAGTACAACAAGTGGGGAGCATTGTATGTGGAAGGTATGGAGAGGAAGGCGGTGAACTATCCTATCCTCGGCAGCGATGGAGAGGTTATTAAGAGAGCATATCTCATCTGCACGGAGAGAGGTCTTGGCCCTCCCATAATGGCTATCACTGCTCATGATAGTATTGACTTCGATGGAGATGTGGAGTTGCCAGTGGAGGAGCTAGAGATGATACCAAGATTCAGGATACCAGTGGAAGTGAAACAGACTATAACCTGGGAGTAACAGCAGCATCCCACACACCTTCTGTCTGGCTATAACTACCGCACCTTAACATCCTACCATATAGGCATCACCGCCAAGCTACTCTTAACCGATATGGCTTGCGATGGAGGACGGCCTGCTCGATGAAGTAAGCAGGACACCACTCTTTGGACTTCACGGAAATGTAGTTATAGCCAGTCAAAAGTTGTGTGTGGATAGATCCCACAGCCATGTCACATTCAGTTAGCCTGCCATCTGCCTCATGCTAGCCTGAGCGAAGTCACCGATCAGCTGAGTGCGATCACGCCAGATACTCCACACTTCATTCCTGCGATCAGTAGCCTCATTATGTATCCGCTCCATGAGTGCAAGGCCACCAGATATGACAGATATGTACTGGGCGGCATCGGCTATTCGCTGCTGAGCTTCAGCCACGAAGCCTGATGCTATCCTTCCCCAGGCCTCAGCCTGCTCAATATAACTGCGGAGGTTGCTGAGCCGCTGAGCAGACTCCTGTGCATAGATCATGGCAGCATTAGTTCGAAGTGTAGCGTTGCCTGCTAAGAACTCCCTGTCCCGCTCGTGGGCTGCTACTAGTCCATCTCTGGTGGTTTGAGAGAAGGATCGGTAGGTGTTAGGTACTTCCTGTCCTTCACCGCCAGCATTGACATTGGCCAGAGATGTAGCAGCATCAGTGAGATACTTCTTGATAGATGGTGCTGACGCTCCATCCACATAGTTGACAGTGCCGATGTAGCTGTTTCTGATGCCATCAGCAGCAGTAGCATCACCTGCCACAGCATCCAGGTAAGTGTTCAGGGCATCCAGTGATGTAGTTATGGCTGTCCTCAGGGAAGCTATATCGGTAGTGATCTTGGTCAGCCAGCCCTTAGCATCCTCACCAGTGTTGTTCTCCAGGTAAGTTGCTACCTTATTCAGTGCAGTGGATGCAGCACCAAGTGCGGATCTGGCAGCGTCTATATCCTCCTTCACTACATGGCCTAGCTTCACTGCTCGCTGGAAGAGGGAGTAGGCGGCTGCTGCTTGCAGGACGGTATCTTCCAAGAATGGTGGGATAGAGCCTGCTGCGGTTGGAGTTGGGATAGTGTGGTAGGTGTCGTAGTAGATCCGCAGCTTCTGCCCAATGGATAGGCTCTCCTGTCCTGATCCTTCTCCCATGCCAACGATGTAGAGGTAGTCGCCAAAGATATCGTACTGGCAGAAGGATTGTGGCACCTGGCCAGTTGGGTACTCTATCCTTCTGACTCGGATTAGGCCTGCCAGGGTAGAGATGTCCAAGGACACCTTATCCTTTATGAGTAGGGCAGTTAGGGTGATGTCGGTGGTAGCCTCATCTGGCAGGTAGCGGCTGAGGTCAGATATTGCTCTGTTAATAGACCGCTCCAGTTCATCCTGCGACCAGATCCTCTCCGTTGTACCTACATCGCCAAGGTCAGTGCGGAGATCGCTGACTAGCTTCGTCATTGTTCTGCTCATGTGGTTCCTCCTTCTGCGGCTGGTTAGCCTTAGCCTTGTTTACTGCATCTTGGATGGCGAGTTGCTGAAGTATCTGCAAAGCCTCCTGGATACTGATGTTTCCAGCGAAGGCAGCTTGCTGCGTCTCCTGATCGTAACTGAATGTAAAGATTATCATATTCCTC